TCGTCACCTTCATCACCTAGTCCGTTAATGACCGCGTTGATAATTGACGCGGCTGCGGAAAAGCCCCAGAGACCAGTTCCTCCCGAAAAGAGCGCCGCCATGCCCATCGTGCCAACAAACCGAGCCGTGGCTTCACGTTTAAGCGACTCATGTTCAGCCAAATACTTTTCTTTTTGCTGAGAAGTCATGTTTTCCATCATGTCTTCTGAAGGCTTCTTAAACATGTTTAAGAAATTACTTACCAAAAAGTAAGTCATCTGTTGTGGGTACTGCTTGAATTGCAGCACTACCCGTGCAACTGGATGCTGGAAGTAACGTGGCTTGTTTGCAGACGAGTAGTCAAACATAGACCGATTGGTTATATCTTTTGCTTCGGTGATAGATTCATCAAAAGCCTGTTGTTTATCCGTGTAATTTTTGCGTTTTTCCATGGCTGTGCGGAAAGCGGACATCGCCATGACTTCACGGTTGAACTTTTCAGCATTGTGGAACAAAGCAGTCAATGCCTGCATGGTACGATGACGTGCGCCGGTGTAAGTTTCTGTTGGTGATGCGGCCAAACCAGACTGGTCATAAGTTCCAGTTATATCAATCAGGCCGTCAGCCACAAACTTGTTATATGCGTCTCTGTCTACATCACTCATACTGGTAGATCGTTCCATAGACGGGAATAAAAGTCTATTGTCCCGCAAGCGTTCTCCATGTTCTAAGCCAAACCCTGTGGCCATGATCTGTCCAGCCACCGTTTTCATACTGGCTAGCGCATTCAACGTAGCCTTGGTGTATGACATATTGGGGTTGAGTTTTACTTGTTGGCCAATCAAAGTTGGTAAGCCAATAACCATACCGCCCACCACGTTGACGATTGCCGAGGCGGGCGCGGTTAAGTACCAAATGAAACCCACGTTGGACAAGACAGAAGGTATGACACCAATGTCGGTTGGGTTCATCATCAAAGACAGACGCTTTTCCATCTCTTTGACGTAGTCGCTTAACTCGTTGTTTTCTATAGCTACAGCCAAATCTGCGCGATCTTTAACATCAAAGCGTTTTTTTAACTGTGAGCGTGCGGCTCGTATTTGCGAAAACATTTCAGGGGAGTATTCAAAGCGAGAAAGCTGATACGCCATGTGAAACGATGACCCAGCAAAATTACGTAAGGCATCTTCAGAATACCCAGCAATTTTCTTTCGGTGCATAAATTGAGTGCGGAAGCTGCTTTCTGGTTGATTGGACAACCATGTTTGATAAAGCGAATCCTTTAAAGCCTGCTTATCAAACATATTTGAATTGTCAATAGCATCAAACGCAGACTTTAAGAAAACAGATTCTTTGGCGTGCATATCCATCTGCTGTTGGTATTGATCGCCCTGCATCAATGAATCAGCCAACTCTGGGTTTTGCTCCAAGCGCTCTTTGATATGTGCTTGTTGTTGACCAAAAGACTCAAACATGTAGTATTCACGACTAGCGCCTTTGCCAACTTGATACCAGAATCGACCATGGCGCATTAACGGGAAGTAAGGCCCTTTGCGTTTTGCTTGTTCAAATTCTTTTCGTATCTTAGTAATAGTTGCTTGGGGTACATCAAAGTCACCCATATCATCTATGCGTTTATCCAACAAGTTTTTGTATTCCTCGTACCTACGGTCAAAGAAGTCTCTAGCTTGGCGGTAAATCTTTTGTGCTTCAGGGCTAAGACCCTTCCACATTTCTATTAAATCTGTATTTGCATTTATGGCCGCAATATCATTATTTACTCTAGGGTCAGGATCAAACTCACTGAGCGTGGCTGCGTGCATGACAGCAGCCAACTTACGAGACATCTCATAATTTTTAGACTGCAAGCGTTCCCAATTTTTAGATATATCGCCTGATTCTTGCAAGATACTATTCTTGCGGGCGAGGAACTCTTCAGTCACCCGGACAAAGTTATCCAACTGTGGCAGACGTTTGTTCACCAAGTCTGCAATCTGACGTGTAGTCAGCGTGCCCAACGCTATTGGGCGCAGGTTGGCTTTTAAGTTTGCGTAGAACAGCGGCCAATTTCCTTTAACTTCATTCCACGATCTGGATGTCATCATGTGTTTAATCATGGTCGGTGTGTTGGGCCTGCCACCGGGGAGTACCCGTGGAACAACTGCCCCCGCCATAGCCTTTGGCCCAGATGCGCCGGTGATGCTGCTCTTATTTGTAACACCACCCAGCATCATTGCATCGGCAGAAAGAATAGTCTCGTTCAAGACATTGCTTTCGTAACCTTCTTTGATACCGAACAACTTACGCAACGCCTTGGTGAACTCTGTAAACAAAGAGAACGGCGCTGCTTGGAAACGAATTGCCCGCAACTTGGCTTGGAATACTGGGTTGGTCAGAGCTTCAGAGATGAACTCATGTATGTCGTTAAGTCCATATAAGTTTGTCTCAGTCAATCCTTCTGTAGCCAAAACACCCTTGGCATGGTCATACAACTTAACAAGCTGGTCATAGCCTTGGCGTTGGATGCCTTGCAAGCTATCAGCGTTATCAATGATGTGCGAAAGGGCAGCGTGTAAGGCTTCGTGCAAGAACAAGTGGTTTGTAATGCCCGAGCCTGACCGCATCATTATTTCGTCAGTGGCTGGGTCATACTTACCCCGCCACGCAAACTGTTTATTTAACAGGTTGATGGCATCGTCAATCAACTCTTTCTGACCTTCGGTAATATCCATATCTTTTATTTCAGACTGGATACGACCAATTGCGCCTGTAATATCGCGCAGGTTGTTTGAGCGAAGCGCTGATATTAAAGTTGCGTGCTGGTCTTGCGGATACAGGTTGACAACCGTGTCCCTCAATGCGTCTGTGAAGTTACGCAGCAAGGCTACAGTTTCTTTACCGCCAGACAAAGGTACAAGTTCATCCGCGCCAATCACAGTCGTCTTGGCAGTTATGCCCGCTTCCAACATACGTTTGGCCAGAGCAGCATAGTACGGATTGCCCTTGGCTTCAGACATCAAAGTCAGAGCCTTATTGGTATCACCTTCCTCAATGGCACGGCGAATGGCAGGATGTACTTCATACAACCCCTGCACCGTGGGCAAGCCCTTCTTGCTCACCTCAACGTCTTTGGTCTCCTCAGTTTCTCCGGCTTCGGTTTCTTTCAGACGCTCACTGATATTTCTGTGGCGTTCTGTAGGAGCCTTGGCAATCTTTTTACCTGAGATCTTTTCAGCTTCTTTGCGCTGCTTTTCAGCATAGGCATCTAAGTCTTCGTTGTATTTAGTTTTTGCTGTGTCAAACTTTTCATTTGCCTCAAGCGTAGCTTTGTGATCTGCGATGAGTTCGTTAACAAGTTCTACTGTTGCAGGGTCTAAGTTTGCGTCAATCCACTCTTTAAAGTGACGTGCATACTCTCCGCCTTCTCCGTAGAACGTAGTGTTAGCGCCTTCGTTGTAGGCAATATCAAAAGCAACGTCTCTTAATGCGTCACCAACGGTAGAACGATTCAGGTTATCAAAATACGTTTTTGCCGCAAGTATTTGTGGGGACAGTTTTCTGGACTCAATCGCTTGGCGCAATGCCAACATCGCCGCATAAATTTTACTGTCTGCAAGTACGTACTCTTTAACCCTTGATGCCATACTTGGCTTGCGGGGTTTTTCACCTTGAGGGGTTTCAAACTGCTGGGCTTCACTTACGTCTTGTGAAAACTTTTCTGAATAAACTGTCCCACCAGTAACAGGAGATTTAACACCGGGCAGACGAGTAGGTATGCCTTCACCAGTAGCGGTTCTTTGTTTGAAGTACTCCTGCACTTCACCACTGAACTTATCTATGCCACGTCGAGTAGATAGATCAGGTAAACCATACTTCTGGAATATGGCTGATTGCGCACCGGCAGCAGCGCTTTGTAACGCACCAATCATTTCGCGTAATTTATCAAGCCCACCAACTCTGTCGGTAAGGTACTTGAGTGCAGTGCCAACACCTTCAGAAGTAGCTTCCTTGGGGTGCGTAATATCAAACTCCAGCAACTCATTTGCTGCTGTGTTCTTGGAATTGTCGTGGCGGGCTTTTTCGTCTTTGTTTTGATTCTGCGGCTCAATTGCATCAAAGAACGAAGAAATCAATTGACCTTCTGGAGTACGGCGTACATGGTCAATTTCTTCTGCTAGGCTAGGAGCTTTAACGCCTTTCTCTGGGGGTGGCGCACCCTGACGAACAGGTTCAGCAGTTGTTTCTTCTGCCAAGTCAGCAAATTCATCTACGGGGGGTTTTGCTTCCCGGGTTATAGGTTTTGTTTTTTCTTGGCCCGCTCTATTTTCTGCTACTGCTTTGGCATTTTCTTTTTGGATTTCGTCTGTATTGAAAAGCTCACCCTGCGTTGCACGAGGAGTACCCGATGTTTTTGTAAATCGGGGATGACCAATTTCACGTAAGTGCTCACGAACTTGTTCTAATTTAACTTTGGCTTTATCTGCTTCTCCTTGAAACCAAGCTGTTTGCTCCACCAAAATATCTACAAGTTTTGGATCCATAGATACACCGCGAGCGATCTTTTCCTTAACGCTGTCAACTTTAGCTTGTTCTTCATCCGCCCTTGCTTGGGCATCTTCAGCTTTAGCGGTTAAGTTTGCTTCTTCTTGACCAAAATACATTTGATCCGGCGTTAAAGGTTTCTTCTTCTCAAACAGATCACCCTGCATCGCACGGGGCTGGCCGGTTTGTTTCTTCAATATATCAACTGCTTGGTCAACTTCAGCATTTGTGCGTTGTGACAACTCTTGCAGGATAACGTCTCTGTTCTTGAGCGCTTGGCCCGCAGACATACCAGCAGGACGCAATCTTATGATGTCCTCATCTGTGTAGCCGCCGGAGTCAATTTTTTGCTGGGTTTCAGCCCTTCTTTGTTCCAGTATTTCTACAGCCTTATTTGTGTCTTGGCCAGCCAACGACATAGCATTTTTGGCACGGCGGGCAGCGCCTTGGAACGTACCAAAGAGATCACCCTGCATTGCATGGGTCTGACCGATTCTTTCGCCTATGCGAGTAAGAACTTTCGTCCCGTCGAATACTGGGTTCTTGAGTTGAGCAGCTACGCCTTTATTGCCGATCAAACCCATGTTTTCGTCGATGACGCTGGCCAAGTCTTTCAAAATCAACTTACGCTGATTCATGCCCGTTTGGTCAATTACACCTGCCGGTAATGAGTTGTACTCATCCCGTAAGTCTGTGTATTGGCGTACAAAATCGCCGTAGGCTTCTAATGAAGCGGGTTTATTTCTCGCTCCCGTAGTAGTTGCTGAAACATCCTGTCCAGTAGATACCACTCTACCTGCGTCAGTCTCTCCAGCTCCTGTGGAGGTGGTTCCTGTATCGGACTGTCCAGCCATCTCAGTGCTGATTCCAGCTGTGCCTGTGTCAGGTTCAGAGACATTTTTTTCTCCTTTGGACATTCTTTCGTATATAGAACCCTCTGTCGGTTTCTTAAGAATAGCTTGACCTTCAGGGGAACCACGAGCAATAGCAGTCTCTCTAACCTTACTATATGCTCCCATAGGGCCGCCAAGCAGCAAAGCACCGCCAGCAGCTTCCATATATTCTTTGGCTGCATCTGGGTCAGAAAATGGATCAAGTGGTAACCCTGCTTGCCAGCGCTCTAATACTTGTTGAGCTACCTCTTGCGGTACTTCAAACGCAATGCCTTCTGCTGTACCAAGAGCAACTGCACGTCGATAGGCTTTAGGTTTTGTAGCAGCTTCGACAATTTCCATCGCCGCTTTCTCAGCAGATGTTTTGCCTTCTATGCCGACCAATGCACCAAGGGGTTTGAAAAACTTGAACCCAAAAATATCCAACGCTGTTTGGCCAGCGGCTGCGGCTGTCGCGGTTAGGCGGTTGATGTCTTGTTTTTCTTCGCCACGTTGCTGTTGCTCTTCTTTTTGGCGACCGATGTTGTCGGCAATGTAAGAACCAAGAGCAGTAAGACCAAAGGCGGCAGTACCAACAGCAGCGGCAGGTATAGCCGCAGGAGCAGCAATAGCAGCACCGGCAGCACCAGCAGCACCGGCAACCATAGCTGGAGCCATAGTACCCAGCGAAGAACCAGCAACTTCTTTAAACTTTTCAAAGGTTCTGTCTAGGGCTTCGCCATATTTACCAGCTTTGAACGAATCACCAATGTCGCTGAACTCAACTTGTTTGTATGCGTCATCAGAATCTTTCTTGGCTTGCAACAATTCTTTTGTTGCTTGCTCTTGATCCCCCATACCTGTATAGAGTTTAGCTGCTGGTATTGCAGTAGCAGCACGTTCTTTTAGCGCAGAAGTAAAAGAACCTATGAGGCCAGCATCCTCTTTAGGTTTTTCCTGTGCTAACGGCGCAGATTCCCACCAGTTTCCTGATTGTTCTTGCGCTAATGGCGCAGATTCCCACCAGTCTTTTGCCATGATATGTTTTATGGTTTGGTACGAACTGAACCATCAGGAGCTAAAAAAGTAGTTCCTGATGGAAGCGACATATATTGTTCTTGAGTTGTTACTTTAACTGGTGCATTTGAAGGAGCTGGTGCTCCAGTAGCTGGGGCTCCAGTAGCACCAGAGGTTTTTGATGTAACTCCAGAACCATGGGTTTGTCTCCATTCTTCTATGAGCCTTTGTCGTTCAGTATCTATCCTTGCGTTTATCGAGTCTAACTCAGCAGGTGTGATATTTGGTTTTTGTTTTTGCAAAACCAATAAAGCAGTTCGTTTATCCAACTCAGCTTGGAATTTAGCATCATTTGCAAAGCTTGTATCTGGGCCAGTGTATTTAGCGCCGTAACGTGCTGCACCGACTTGACCAAGTGTATCTTGGTAAGCTTTGGCACCTTCTTCGCCAGTTTTACCTTGGAATGATTTTTTACCAGTACGAATAGCGTCAACTTCAGACATCATACGCTCGATCTCACCGGGTTTATTCATCATTTCACGCTGAACAGCAGCGTGTATGCCTGCAACCTTGAGCGCATTTTCGCCTTGCATTTCTGTGCTGGCCAAACCACTTTGGAGTTGAGCAACTTTCTCTTGTATAGCCGCTTTTGTTTTGAATGCGTCTTGGCGTTTGTCATCAGCTTTGTCTTCCAAAGACATGGCTTTGTTAGCCATGCCTTCTTTACGCTGCTGCTGTGCGGTAGCCAATAAGATTTCAGATTGACGAAGTTTGTCATCAGCCTCTCTGCTATCTCTTTGAAGTTTTCCAACTTCACCGGCAAACTGTTGTCCAGCTTCACCCAACCCAGATATAAGTTGGTTTTTCTGGCTTTCACCCGGTGTTCTTTTGCGGGCCAACATGCCCAAACTTGCCATGGCAAAAGCAAGCCCTTTGTCTTTTTCCAGTTGATCCGCTAACCCCATTCTTTTGGTTTTGGTTTCTTCCAAATATGGTTTTGTAATATCTTGGCCGTATATTCTTTCAAGCATTGGTTGACGAGAAGTAACACCTTGCTCATATTGTTCAGGCGTTAATGGTTCAGGCTGCTGCCCAGATAGACCTTTTAAAGTCTCCATGCTACTTTCAAATTGTTTTTTGTACGTGACGCCGCCGGGAGCGAATGCGACAATGCCGCCGCCAGCCATCATTTGTTCTTGCTGGTCTTGAGGGATTTGATTAAATGCGCCGCCCAACCCGCCACGGATAGAGGCACGTTCAGCCATCTCTGCATCAATCATCTGAGCTTCTACAACATCACGACGGTTCAAAGCCGCTTCCTTGGCTTGTCGTAATTGCTGATCGCTCAACTTAGGGAGAATATTCTCAACATTCTGTGGGCTTGTTACGCCACCGTCAGCGTAGCGAATGACTGGCTCTTCGTCTTCGATTTGCCCGCCTTCGGCGTGCGAGGTCATCAGGCCACCCTCTTTACCGAAGAGTCCTGATTTACCAAAACCGTAAGCAGCGCCACCCAGACCAGCCAAAGTCTGCACTATGCCGGGGCCTTGGTCGTAAACACTGCTTGTAGATTTCTGGCCCAAAGGCAAACCACGCACCAAGTCAGACATGAAGCCCAACTGCTTGTAGGGGTAGTTCTGTTGATTCAAGAAGTCTTGATACGCCATATCCAACGGACGCTGGGCTTGCTGTTGCATCTGGCTACCGTATTGGTTCTGCAACTGGTTGATACCCAAGTTTTGTTGAATACCTTGGCGGAATTGATTTGCCGCTTGGTCATACGCAGCTTGTGATCCTTGGGCTTGGATACTACCCAAAGTACCCATCAAACCGCGTTCACGTTCTGCACGTTGAATGGCTTCGCGTCCACCGCCAAAAGCGCCAGCCTGTGTAGCCTGCGCCTGTTGCATGGTGTTACCAACTTGGTAATCCCGAATAGCTCCGCGTTTTTGGACGTCCACCACATTCTGCATGTAGGGAGACATATACTGACCAACTTGTTCTTGAAAACCTTGAGGGCCTGCATCCATATTTGCAGCGTTTTGATATGACTGCATCTGCATAGGGGAGAACCCAGCAATGCGGTTTGCGCCGTATTGCTTATATGGATTTTGGTTAATATCGGTAAGCGCAGAACCTTGGGCAAGGATATTCTTTGCGTACGGGCGTGCCCATTCTGGCAACTCAGCAGTTGTAGTTTGGGTTTGATTTGCGCTGCCCCCACCACCACCGCCGCTATCACCCATGTACCCACTCAAGGGAAGAAGTTTGCGCTTTGCGTCCAGTAAATTCATAACTTAATCCTCATTACTTGATGAGTATTTTCCATGCCCATCTTTTCATACATTTGTGGAAGAGTTCCTTGGGCAAAACACTGCGCTTTTGTAGCGCCATGCAATCGCATCCACTTCATGGCTTCCTCGAAAACATGTTTTCTTACGATACCTTTGCCGCCCATAAGACTCACATGAGCCATGCGCTCCATTGGTAAATCCCAAAACTCTACTGTGCAAGCACCGGTAATTCCCTCACCGGGTTCTTCCCATACCAAGAGAAACATTTTTCCAGTTCTAATGCTGTACTCAACGTGTTGAATTGTCGTAGCTGTTGGGTCTAAGTCAATCGCTTTTTGAATAAGCGAAGCGGCAATAGGCCAAACTTCTGGCAACTCTCTTGGGTTGATTTGGTACAACGGCATGATTAAGCAGGAAGATATTTTTCAGAACGACTGTTTTTTGCCACTTTGCCTTTACCCACAGTCTTACCACGGGCTGATTGAATTCTGTCCATCATTGCGTACAACTTGCGTGCGCCTGCTTCTGTTGAGCCATTACCCAACTCCGAAACGATACGTGCAGGTACAACAAATTCACCATCGGCTAAACGCGCAGGTTGCTTTTGCCCAATCACCGCAGGAATGGAATCGGACACACCATCACCGGGGCCGCGCAGCAATCTGCCACCATCAGAGTAACCGCCAAGGTTGTAGTGAGCATCAGCAACACCGCCTTCCGCCATGCCAGCCGTACCTCGGAAGTTCGTAGAACTTGGGATGCCACTCATGTTAATCCCAGTGTTGGTACTCCCTTTTTTCTTGGCTTTTACAGCGTTAGGATCTACATAATTTGGGTTTTTGATGTATTTTCCCGTATTTGCATCGTAGGTATATTTAGCATCAGGATCAGCTTTAGTTACGGGTGTAGTAGTTGTTACACCTGAATTTACTCCAGACATTGGGGTTGACCCCATAGTTCTTTGTAAATAATCGTTGTACTGAGACTGCACATCAACAGGCTTGGGTTGGTTAAGGTATGCGTTAACAAGTCCTTGTGATTCAGGCGCACGCACCAAGTCAGCCATGCTGTTTACAGTTGGAATGTTAAAAGCAGGCGGGGGTGAACTAATAGGTGGCGTTGGTTCTGCGGCTGTATAAGAAGGAGTAGCACCACCATCGGCAAAACCATAAATTTTCTTAGCCTGCTCATTGCTAATAGGCGTATAAGTTTGGTTTGCATAAACTTGCTCACGCCCCATGGCATTAGGGTATGGAGTTGGATTTGTGTACCCGGGGCTGTAAGCATAGCGCTGACCCATATTTGCATCGGCTTGCTCTTCTTCTGGTTTTTTGGGTTGCATAGCTTCAGCAGCGGTAGGGGCAAACGCAGAACCGACCGTCTTGAGTAAGCTCATGGGCGAACTGGTAACCTTATCAAACAACCCGCTTGCGCCGCCGGGAGAGGTCAGGGTATCAAAGTTTCTCCCCATCTTATCCATAAAGCCAAGTTTGTTGTAGTTGTTCAGCGCATTAGTTTGTGCGGCTTCTATTAAATTTGCGCCGGGTGCATTTGCAGCTTGGACAGCTTTTATATAAGCATCAGTTTGCCCGGCAGGGATTCCGTTTGCAGCAACATTACCAAATTGGCTGTTTAAAGTTTGGGCTGCTTGTGTTTGTGCAGTCTGCAAAGCTTGATTTTTAGCCAGCTCTTCAGCAGTGGCTTGCTGAACACCCTGCTGCGCCAAAGCTTCACCAAGCCCAGCGCCACCATAAGCACCCAAACCCGCCATCAAACCGCCCATTAAGCCAGCCTTGGGGTTCATAATCATGCCCAGTGCACCGCTTGCTATTCCAGCTTCTGCTGCTGTCAATCCAAATCCAGCTGGGCCAAGAGCAAAGCCAGCTGCCATAGGCAAGATAGACTCAAGGAAGCCAGCTTCGGGTAAACCCGTATGTGGATTGGTAGTCAAGTGACCGCCATGCGCCATTGCCAAGTCGTTAAGGCTTTTAACCTCACGGGGCGACATGTGGACAAGCGTGGAATCATTACCACGGCCATGCGATGAAAGGTGTTGAGCGGCAAGCTTTAAACTCATTTTTGCCTCATAAATGGGGGGTTTGTTGATAGTATCATGGGAAGAGCGCCGACACAAATCCAATTGTCAGAACAACTGATGCTGTTGAAGGGTAGGCTGGACTTGTACTTGCTGGGTATGCTTTGATTGTTACATCGGTAGCATTTGAAGTTAGCCAAAACAATTCCATATAATCCCCAGCATTGAGGTTAACGTAATAGTTCCAGCCAATAATCATGTCATTGGCAACACCCGCACTTTTGCGTGCAAGCAATCCAAGTCGCCCTGTTGATCCGGTCAGATCCACTCCATTTATACGAATCCAAACATACGCGGTTTCAGAAGCGTTACTTAAACTTGAAAACTGCCCAGACCATTGAAGGTTATAAGTGCCAGAAGTATTTGCCACAATTTTGGAAGTAACCCGCCCTTGAAGCGATGCGCTGGCAATTGTTCCTGATGTGCTGGTTGAATACGTGCCTACGCCTCCGGGTGTCCCAGTAAGCTGATCTTTTATGTTTATGCCATAGCCAGTGATTGTAGTTGAGGCAAGTGTCACCGCAGAGTTGTCTGGCACGTTGATTAAATAAGTTCCTACGCCGCCAGACCCCGAGATTAGAGCGGCAATACGTGCGCCTGTCACCAGCCCCGCGCCATTTACAAGATATTGACCTACAGCCAATGTTCCAGAAGATACTGCGGTCACAGTCATGGTGTTCTTCACGCCTGAGACTGTGCCAATACTTGCAGTAAATACAGAACTTGCCCAGCCTGTGCCTGTAATGTGCATTCCGGGAAAAATATAACCCGATGCCAAGGCAGATACTGTTAATGTTGTTCCTGATCTTGATCCAGTAAAGTCGGCTGTATGGTCACTTAACTTAAACGTATTGGCATAATCAATTTGCGTGAATGACAGCGGCGTCTGATAGGTTGTTGAGCCTGATTGACTTGTATTGTCTTGCAGCGCCATGCTTGGAAACTGCAATAATGAACCGCCGGTATTGGTTGTAAAAAGCTGATTAAAGTTATTTAAACGGTTGAAATACAAACGTAGGATGTTTTCAAACTCGTCTTGAAACTTACGGTCGTATTGCTCCGGCGCAAGCGGTAGGTTTGGAACTGCTGGTGCAATTAACGGAGCGGTTTTGAATTCTGGCAGGGCCATTATGAACCCCTGCGTCCATCAGGTTTGATGTCAATACGAGGCGCACCCAACTGCCACTGAAGACCAAGCTGAGTACCCTGAACCTTAAATGTCATCTGGCGACCACGTACCCGCATGTATACGTACTGTGTAAACGTCTCAACAGGCACAGATACGCCACGGGTTACCGTACCGTAGTTAACTCCACCTTCTGATTCTGGGTTGTTGTAACCAGAGCCTGAGCTTTGCAAAGCCTCCAAAGACATGGTGACCTGTGGGCTGGTAGCAGTTGAACCACGGAAGGTAATGTCAGGGATAAGCCTCCATACAAAACCAAAGTTATGACCATCACCAATATCAAATTCAGATGAAGTAATGTAGGAATCAATCGCTACAGGAGAACCTGTCGTGTTATCGTCTAAACCATACTCATGGTAGACAAGATTGTTGTTATAGGTTGCGGCAATTGGATAATCATTTAAACCAGAATCCATCCATGCAGTTCTACCCATAGTGCCGTAATACCAAATATCTTCTGCGTAGTTGTACACAACATACTTATCAATTACGGTTGAGCCAGAAGAACAATAGAACCACCAAACCTCATTGAAACCTTCATTTGTTGAGGCGAAAAATTGGACTTGTTGGTCGAGGTTAATATCTTGATATATGTATTGGCGCAAGTCACAACGCAAAGTCTGTGTTCTGCCGTCGTATTTATAAAACTTGTCTACGCCCATCCAATACACGACGCCTGACGCAATCACTGCGGTGTTATATCCTGCGATGGAAATATTGTCACCAAGAAGCTGAGAACCCCAAACATAGGGTGGGCCGAGGTATTGCAATGAATATACAGACGAATCTGTAATCACAACAATTTCTTGACGGGCTTGTACTGCTGTACGTATTTGAGATCCGTGCGACAAGCGAATAAAGCCAGCCTGATTGGTAGCCGCAGGAGTCCACTCAACAACAGATTCTTGGTCTGACCATCGAATGAGCATGGGGTCAAAATCACCGCCGCCATAAGGCGTTGCGCCAAACGCAATAGTGAATCGACTTGCGTCAGACACCATGATGAAATTTACATAATCAGGTACAGCTGATGCGCCGCCCAATGATGTCACTGGAATGGCATACGAAGATACGTAATGTGTGCCGGACTGCGTTCCAGATGTGGTGATGTATGTACCAGCCAAAGCATTTGCGTAGCTAGTTGCAAGTTTAAATGTTGATCCAGAAGCTCCGCCTACGTAATACACAGTACCGGAAGTTAACCCAGTCGGCAACGCACCGCTGGTAAGTAAAACAATAGCCATACCATCAGATAAGCTACCATAATTCAATGTAAACACACCCGGAGCAGCAATTGTTATGGTTACTGGATTTGGTGTAACTCCGATTGATGCGTTCCAGTAATACATAGGCCCACCACGATAGGCAAAGATTAAATCTTGTCCAAAGTTGTTTTGCGACCAAATACGTATAGGTGAAGTACTGGCAGTGCCAATACCCCATGCGCCGTAACCCCAAGGGCCAGCGCCCCAGCCAGTTAATGGTTGGGCAGAGTCTTTACCAACAGGAATTTCATAGTAAGCATTTACAGGGTTTCCGCCACTTCCAGTGTCATACACACCAGCAGCAACTGTGGATTGAATTGTGTATGTGTTGGTATCAACAACGGTGATTTGAAAACTTTGGTTAAGAACATCTGCTGTTATACCGCTATTGACATACAAAGAAAATGTTCCTGAACCAGCAGTTGATGTACTAATAGCCGCGCCGTTTGGTACGTTAGTGAAATTAACTGTCGTGCCTGATACAACTTTTATGTAGTACTGAACATTTGCGGTTAACCCGGTAGGTAGCGTTCCTGTAGAAGACAAAATTACAGGTGTATTTTGGGCAAGCGCAGTAGATAAAACAAAGTTTGTGGCTGTGGAGCGCGTAAATGTTTGTGTACTTAGGGCAACTGCGCCAAAGAAAGTAACAAAGTCTCCGTCTAAAGCCCCATGCGATGTATCTGTTACCGTAATGGTGGTTGATCCAGATGTAGCTGCAAACGGGCCATTTAAACCAGTCTGCACAGCACGCAGCGGAGTGACGTCATTGTATACCCCACCCTGCTCGATATAAAACTTCAGATGCGTGCCTACACCAATATAACCAATACCAGATAAGCTATCCCAAGACCACAAAGACCGGCATGTACCTTTATAGGTATAAGCGGAAAACTGTTGCCACCCACCAATCTTCTCTGGCGTACCTTGGCGAAAACGAATCTTTTCGCAGTCGTACCAACCCCCTTCAGTGGTGTACCTTGTGTTCTCCCTGTTTACACCGGGCTTGAAGAGAATCTTTTGTAATGGCATGATTAACCTACATTGCGCTCAAAGTGAGGACAATCTACAAGATTTGAAAAATTTCCACCCCAACGGTTCTTTGGGTTCAGTGACTCCCAATATGCACCCAACGGAGCAATGGTTGCTTTGTCCCAAATAATCTTTCCGTCTTTAAAGAAGTTTAAGTCTATGGCGCACCTTTTGAGGTGTATGGACTTCATAGTTTTTGAGCGGCCCGTCTTGAAATAAATGGCCTGTTGTTCAGGTGTACGGGCAAGTTCCCCACCGGTCACTACAAAACCTTGGTCTGTAGCATACTGAATCAGTTTGCAAGCATCCAGCAGGAACGCGGCTTGTTCTTGGTTTAAGCTCATTTTTTCCTCATTTCTGCAAGTTTTTCAACTGTGCGTCCACCAAAGTATGCGCCCATGATAAGCATTCCCCAGTTTCCAAGCAAGGTGACATACGACTCATTGGCGTTTAGACCATAGGCAGACATCATGGCAAACAAGAAATATCCCAAAAAAATGGCAATTAAGCTCATAGGCCGGATATTTTTGGACAGCCAAGAGTCAGATGCCATATCCGCTTGCCAGCGATCTGTGATGTTGTCGGCATCGTTTTGAGCAGCTTTCGCAAGCAACTCCATTTCAGCCAATTCCATCTTGGCCTTTTCGATTCCCAACTCAAGGAGCTTTTCCTCATGGGCAAACTGCAACTCACGCAGCTTGGCAACATCTTCTGAAGTTGGCGCATCGGGTATTTTTACCCCCAATGTGTTTTCAACAACCTCTTTACCTTTGGCTTGGATGGCGCTGGACAATAATCCAAGACCGTTTTCAGCAAGTGTGCCAAGCAGTGATGCAATGATTGGTAACATTATTTTTCCTCACGTTTACTTTGTTCAACTTCACGTTTGAGTCTTTCAACTTTTTCAACCTGCGCCTTGACCTCATGTTTGGCTTCCAGAATATCTAGATACAGCATTCCAAGCATTGGCAAAAAGAATCCAACCAAAATCAAAGCAGCTACCCAACCCATTACGTCTTCTCCCACCGGTTTAGAAGAAGGAGCCACGCCCACAGATACAGGAGGAATATAGAAGTCACTACTAGATACGCTGACTTTGCTTGGAAGTTTCTTTTTGCCTCCTGCCGTTGCCATTGCTTATACCTCTGTTGTGCTTCTTGTTTCAGCCTTGCCTGTTCCTGTTCTTGTCCAATGACTTCTCGCATCTCAAACACTTTGCTGTACAACGCCCCCAACTCAGGCGGGGATTGGTACACCATTATTTCTCTGATTGTCACTTCCAATTCAGCCATCTGCTGTTGAGCCATGATTCTGTTTAAGGCCGCTTCCATCAGGTTGGCATTGGGGTCATAGATGCTTTTGGACTTTTCTTCTTCCTCCCGAATGTGTGTTGCTAACGTCTCTTGGAGGCGGAAGAACTCAGAGAGTTGTTGAACAATTGTTGCCATGACTTTGGTTTCATCAACAGCAACGTAGGTGTCTTTCTTTTTCCCAGCCGCTTTCGCCACAGGCTTATCTTGGTTTCCCCTGTTTTGTTGGGGGTCTGCAAAATAAGATTGAATTCTTCGCCAAATACTTTGCGCCTCTTTTGCCGCTCCGACAACTTCAGTTGCAATGGCTTTGACCTCCATAAACGAAGTTTTAGCGTCCTTGTATAGCTTGCATCCCTGCTTGATAGCGGCAACGCAAGCATTTGCGGCAAAGAGGATAGAGATCGGGTCAATTTACATCTCCAAAGGTTTATGCAACAAAATTACCAGTATTTGAAGCAGGCAGACGAGTTATTTTGTAATAGCTACCCTGCATGGGAGATACCGTTCCTGCACTACAACTTTGCAAGAATCTCACGTTGCTTGCAGATGACCCAGCTTGAAAATGCGCTTTTAAATTTATTGTATAGTTAACACCTGCGGTGATTGATGGCGAAGCACTAAAAGACATTGATGTACCGCTAACACTTAAAGGCTGTGAACTTGCAATAGAAGCTGTTCCTGTTGCCGTACCACCAGCCGCAGGCAGAAAAATACATGTACCACCAGCTTGGTTTGCTGTCATAGCTGAACTGAAAGACATTTGAATCTGTACTGTTCCGGCAGTATTTTTTGTAAAGTAAAATGTTGCATCGACTTCATACCATGCGTTTGCCACAAGACTGGCCGCACTATTACCAGACAATACAAAAAAGTTAGTTCCAGATGTTATTGATCCAGAAGAGGAGGTCATTCTGTAAATTTGGGTTGTGGGTATATAGCCCTGACCACCTGTTGTATCTGTTGTTCCGTAAAACCTATCTCCGTCATACTCAAAAGCACCTGCGGCTGCTGATGTAAGGTTTGTGCCAGATGTAAAAAACAAAGGGGGAACACTTGCCGTTCCTGCGCCAATAGTTTTATTTGTCAGCGTTTGAGTGTCGGTTGTACCGACTACTGCGCCTGCTGGGTTACCAACACCGCCTGCTGGGAATGTGACCCCAGATGTTCCGCTTATTGTGGTTGTCATGTTTATGCTCCTTGTTCAGCGGGTGGCTGTGCTTGTTGCTCGGCCTGTTGTGCGGCTACTGCCGCATCGTAAGCCGCTTGTTCTTCTGGTGTGTACTCAATGATTTTGGTTTCACCAGTTTGGACATTTACTTCAATTCTGTGTGTCATGGTGTTTCCTTATTCGTAGAGGATGTTGATTGAACCAGCGTCAAAGGTGTCTGTGCCACTTACAGTAGTGACTCTAATAGCAGTTAAAGGCGCGGCAAGTGAAACAGAGCCGCCACCCATTTGACCGCCATTTGTAGTTGACGAACCGCCCATGATTGCCAAATAAGACCAATCATTTGAAGTAACATTTGTAATCATACAGTTGCCGCCATAAGTAGTTACGCCTGATGCTGTTTGATTTACGCCAATTACAAAACCACCAGTATCTGTTGCGCCAGAAAGTGATGATGCGGCAGTTGTTGTTCCAAAAGTAATATATCCAGAAGTTGTGTATGTTGGTGTTGCACCAGTACCCAATCTAATTCTGATTGTGGAATTACTGCTCAAACTCACACCACTAAACATCACAGTAATGCGCTTCACCCAACTAGGTATGCCTGTAAAGTCAATGCTTGTACCTGATGTAGATGCTTGTGAAGTACCACTGACTAATTGCGAACCTGTACCCGGTACTGTCTGCGTTGGATACCACGTTGTGTTTGAGAGTCGATACACATACGATGCTGCCGTTTTGCCCGGCAAGAATGTCACTGCGTTTGACATTGACTGCCCTGTGTTACCTTGAACAGTGAGTGCCGTGATTTGCTGTGATGAACTGAATGTAATCGTCATCCCGTCAGATGGGGATGCAGGCATTGTGATCGTGCCTGTTGCCAATGTGCCAGCGGGGTTCATCACCAATACTTGTGTACCAGCGGCGAACGTGTAGGAGAACCCCGTTGTTGGGGTTTGGTAGTCGTACTGCTGGAGTACGCCGTTTGTTCCATCAATTTTTGCTGTCATGGTGTTTACTCGTAAAAGATGTTAATTGAACCAGCGTCAAAAGTATCTGTGCTAGTTGATGTAATACGGACAGCAGTTAACACCGCGCCTAAAGAAACATCGCCAGCGCCAGACATTATTAAAGCCGTATCTCTTTTTGCAACGTGAGATGAAACCCAATTGTTTCCAGTAATATTTGTAATTACCATATGACCAGAAATAACGGCTGCGGCAGACGTATCAATTATTACAAATCCAGCCGTAGATGTATTTATTGAGTTTCCTCCCCCCTGTGCGCCATTACTGGTTGAAAGGTAACCTGTTGTTGTAAATGTTGTACTACCTGTTCCAAGTTGAACCAAAACATTTGCTGTCGATGATAAAGATACGCCTTGAAACATTATGGTGATACGTTTAATCCAACTTGGCAAAGCTGTAAAGTCAATTGACGTACCACTGGTAGATGCAACCGCAGTGCTAGATGTAATCACACTGGATGCCATCGAACTTACTACCGCACCAGTCATTGTTGGGCTGGTCAGCGTTTTATTTGTCAATGTATCAGTTGTGGCTTTTCCAACAAACGTATCTGTCGCCGCTGGCAACGTCATTGTGTAATTGCTTGCGGTATTGGGGGAGGCAATGGTGATTACGCCTGCCCCGCTTGCGTTACCTGAAATGGCTACTGAACTCATGTGTTCTCCTTAAACAACTGTCCAGACAGAACCACTTGGAACTGTAACTGTGACACCGGAATTTACTGTGATGGGGCCAAACGTACCTGCGTTTTTACTCGAGGTGATGGTGTAATTTGTTGTAACTGTTTGGTCGTTTTGAAAAAATACTTGGTTTGTACCACCACCGGTTGCACCACTGCCCCCTGCAACTTTTACAAAATCACTAGCTGTAGAATCCCAAGCCACAAGAGCAGAACTTCCTGCTGCAATCATTACACCGGTTGTGTATGAACTTGATGTTCCACCACGTATATACACTGAACTTTGGTCTGTGCAATTGTTGATTACGATGTAGGTTTTGCTTTGTTGTGGGGCGTAAATGTAACGAGTTGTGGCTGGTGTTCCAGTTGCAATCAAAATTGCGTAACGAGCAGCATTGGTTGACGGGTTGGCAGTATCGCCGGGTGTGGTTGTGGATAGAGTCCAATCACCGCTGGTTACGCTTTGGCTTTGATAACCAGCAACAGCATTCTCAATGAACTGCGTAAACGTGGAATTAACCGTGTTACCCCACGTATTGGTGAGTTCTCCAGTGACTGGCTGAACCAGCTTTAGCAGATCGGTATATGCTGATGGCATGTTTAAGCTCCTTTTTGTATTCTATTTCTTTATCAGACAACAGTCCAGACTGAACCTGTTGGCACAGTCACTGTAACGCCTGTAGCCACCGTGATTGGGCCTGCGCTGATAGCATTTCTACCCGTGTTAATCGTCGAGCTTATGTCAATCTGGGCGTCGTTTTCTGTGTAGCCCTCGCCACCATATACCGATCTACCCGCCGGGTAAGTGACAAACACATCCTTTGTACCTGCGCTGAAGCTGACCAGCGACCCAGAATTACTGGAAGCCAACACGGTTGTCCGTGCAAGCGTAGTGCCTGATGAGGTGTAAGTCCCAATTCCAACTTCCCACTCAGCCGTACCTTGTCCAGCAATAGTGTAATACGTTGTATTGCCATTTCCAACAACAGAGAAAGACTGATACCCCGTCACGGCTCCAGCAAGCGTGACCGTGCCTGTACCAGCGGTGGTAGTAGTTTCCCTAACTCGATCAGCTAAAACTAATGCCATGTCTTACTCTCAAGTTGTCCCAATCTTTGTCCAAGTATTGGGGTTGCTATCGTCAATCGTTGCCCAGTCAGCGGGTTCTGCGGTGTCTATGGTTGACCAGCCAGCAGTCTGCGCTGCACCGATTGTCGCCCATGTTGTGCTTTCTGAGTTATCAATATTGCCCCAGTTTGCTGACTGGCTGTCTTGAATCAACTCCCACAAGAACCGAGCAAAGAACGAATCAGACGCTGCCACTGCCTCTTGGATGGCGCACAAATATATTGGAACGGCCACCGTTGCATCTAGCACCGTACCAAACTCCTCAATCATCGCTTGGAATACAGCAAACGCATCAATTGCATCTGTAGCTACAGAAGACTCAGCAATGTTATTTAAGAAAAGAAGCCCGCCAGACACTGCGTCCGTTGCAGTTGCTGTTTCGCTCACCGCGCTGTTAAAGGCAAATGAACTTGACACATCATCCGTGGCCGTGGCTGTCTCAGCAATAGTCGATTTAAATGTAGGTATTCCAGAAACTGAATCCGTAGCTGTCGCTGTTTCCGCCACGCTGGTGGCAAAAGTTTGTGCTGCTGAATCCGTGTCAGTAGCTGTTGCCGCCTCACTGATTGATGTACCAAATGTTGCCGTGGATGAAGTTGAGTCTGTTGCTGTGGAGGCTTCTGTTACCGGTGCATTGAATGTGCTGGCAGCTACCGCATCTGAATCTGTAGCAGTTGATGTTTCGGACACGGAAGACGCAAAGCTTTGTGTGCCAGACACTGAATCCGTGGCTGTAGCTGTCTCGCTAACCGTGGACGCAAATGTTTGGGTTGCGGCAAATGAGTCTGTTGCTGTCGATGCCTCGCTGACTGCGGTAACAAATGTTTGGGCTGATGAGGTTGAATCTGTAGCCGTCGATGTTTCAGATACCGCCGCAGGGAAAGTAACCAAAGAAGACACCGCATCCGTGGCAGTCGATGTCTCAGATACAGAAGAGAGGAAAGTTAAAAGCGATGAAACGCTATCCGTCGCCGTGGCTGTCTCTGCTATGTCTGCGTTATAGACAGAGTTACCAAGCGCCGAGAATGGGGCTTGTGAGAAGGCCGATATGCCAAACACTCGTCATGCCCCGCTCATTTAAACAGCGGCAAGTTCAGACTCGGCAAACCAGCGTTGTTGTGCATGACCATCAACATCTGTCCACTCAATCAAGTAAGACACATTGCCATCATCGTCCATACGCATACCAATCACTGGGCCTTGAGGAACTACGCCAGCCAGCTTTACGACATCGCCTTTTTTAAATGTTGCCATGATTAACCTGCCAAGCTAAGTGTGTAAGTGACGTTCAGCGTATCGCCTGAAACAACAGAGCGGTCGCCGGGGGAGGTGAAGTCAGACGCAGAGTACAAAGTGCCTGTTGATCCGCCCTTGGTGCTGTTGCTAATCAAGAATGCACCACCAACAGTAGCTGTTGCGTTGATGCTGTAAACAGCAGGGGAGGCTGAGTTGGTCGCTACAGACGGATTTGCTGTGGTGGGGGTGGCAAACGTACAAGCGGGACGAGTAGCTTGGCTGTAGGGGGTAACTTCAGTCCAGCCAGCGTGCGAGGCTGCGGTATCACCGGCGGCTGGATTGTTTGAAGCACCAGCGCCATACAAGCCAATGTACCAAGCAGCGGTATATGCACTGCCAAGGAAATACTTGTTATTCATGTCCTGTAAGCCGCCATTGACGACCAGATTGGGACACTCAGCTTCCCACTTCAGGTTTCCATCTTTGTCAAAGCACTGCATGTGATACACGCCTTTGGCAGTCGCGGACTCGCCGCTATCCAAGGCTTTGGTGATTGCGCTACCGATAACGTCGGCGGCTTGGGCTTTTTCTACGGTAGACATTTAATGCTCCTTAAACAAGTCTGATGAGTGCAGATGAGCTGGTGTTAGCAGGCATCGTCACAGTGAAAGTATTGTTGGATGTTTTGTCATTGCCAAAGTCAAGGACGCACACCGCTCCATTTGCACCGGCTTTGTAAATCAACGCACCTCTGGCGGTAATCTGACCAGTCCATGATGGGGAAGAAAACGACACATAAACAATGCTGCCGGATGCCGTAGTTTCAGATGAGACTGTCGCAGTTACAACTTGCCCACCAGCGGCGTAATTACCACCTGATGCTTCGCCAGTAGCTGTGTAGGCAGTAGTTGTCTCATCCAATGTGGCGTTGTTTGTGTACAGCGCCAAATAGAACGTGTCGGTCGTCAGATTGATAGACCCGTTTGCCAAGCCGCTACGCAGTGTGTTGCAGGAGTAATTGCCGGTAAAAGCCATTAACGCACTCCGTTATTGGGTGGCAGAGGAGCCTGACGATACTGACCACTACGGTATGCGTCACTACGCTCCAGACCATCGCCAAGACGAGATGCCAACGCAAGTGCTTCTTTGTACTTGCCGTCATACAAGCCCATGATGTCTGCCTCACCCTTCATGTAGGTGTAAGCCTCAACCAATGTGCCATACAACAGCACAGTGTCAAAGTTATCACCCAGCCATGTGGTTGTAGCTGTGGTGATTGATTCTGGGTAATAGTAGTAGTGAAGCTCAACATTGTAAGCCGCATTAGGCGTTGGGCCAAGAATGAAGCTCAACTCATTTGTGATTGTTGGGCTTGCGCCAGATGTTGTGGTTGGGCCAAACAAAGCGTAATACTTGGGGAGCGCAGTATCGGTTGGCTGAGGATAAGCCTGACGGATAAAGTTCACATCTTTATTCAACAAATACTCATAGTTGCCATCTGCATCAACTACCGCCAAAGAAAACGTAGACAGAAAGTCGCCGGGGCAGGATAAATATTTGTTTCCAGACGACGTTACCCCCGTCACGTTCTTACGCAGCGAGGGGAACTGAACCGTGTTGTAAATGCGTTGCTCCGCCTGAGTGATGAACGTATTCATCACGGACGTCTCTACGGTGTTCTCCGTATAGTTGGTTACCGCATTTACAAGTTCAGAATAGTTCACGCCATTGGCCCCCGAGCCATCTTGCCTTTGGTAGCCGCACCGCCGCCACGCATTTGCACACCGCTGGTCTTAGTGGGGGGATAGTCTTGACTGCGAGTGTTGGCAACGGACACGTTAGCTTTACGCATAGTCTCTATTGCTGGCTCTTCACCAACAGTCACAGATTTGTAGACCTTGGGCTGTGTGTACTTGCCGCAAGGGTCTTTGGTATCTGCTGGGAAATAATCAAATTCAGCCATGTTAGCCTCCACGACCAGAGCTACGCTGGTTCATTACTTTTGCCATGTTACGACCATACTTCAGCATCTGAGCATTGGTCTTGCCACCAGCCGCCATCTTCTTAGCGCCGGGGTGCATACGCTTCTCATGGGCTTTCACCTCTTTGTCAGCGATCTGTTTTACCTGCTTTGTATCCATGTTTAAACTCCTACGTTACGCTTACCGTTACTGTACCAAGTTCTACGGTTAAAACCAAATTATTTGGTGTTAAACCGTCATCACTTGCCCTTGTCCCACCAACTGGAAACCAGTTCCATTGAAAGATACGACTACCACCCTGAACCGTACCAGAACCATTTACGCTATCACCAGTCGGGACAATCTGCAATCCGTTTGTTCCAGACACGACATAACTGCGGTCGGGTCGTGGATTCCTCAAAGCTTGCGGGTCATCAACCGGGAACATACCAAGTTGCAACTGCGGCTGATCTGGATCCCAGCACGTAGGGCATACCAAGAGGTTGTAGTTCTTGGTTTTGATAATTTCGGTCTTAAGAACCTTCAACTTGAACCGTTGGTCGCAGCGGTCGCATTGGGCAATCGCATACTTACCGCTGGCAAACCTATTGCCCATTACACAATTCTCCCTCTGGTCTTGCCGCGCTTGGCAATACCGTCTGCACGGTAAGATGCCGTGGCTTTGACTTTGCCACCTTTCTTAAGCGGAACCCAGTCGTTTGCATCTCGATCAAATCTCTGAATATGTTCCCGCAAAACAGGTTCGTTTTCCTTGATGTTGCTCATTTTTGCCCGAATTGTTGCCGCAGCGGTCTCTTTTGTAGACCCATTGTGGGAACTTGTTTGTGTCCAATATTTTTGTAAGTTTTTTGAACCTACTGGAGGAAGCGCCGCCCCTCTAGACATAATGTCTTCAAGTTCTGCGGCTGAACGCACGTTTCTGTGTGCGTACTCGCCTTCCAACTTACCACCGGGCATTTTGGGGAAGATCCTGTTTATAACGGGCGGAGACATCCCCGCGCCTGCGCCACCAAACCCCGCGCCTGCGCCACCACCCTCAAGCGGTATCTCATCTAAACCTTTTCTAAGTTTATCCGTTGCCACTGTTACCTCCCAATGTAGGTTTGACGGGGTACAAGCCTCAAAGCTGCTTTCTCATGATCTTCATAGGCTGCAAGCTCCCACGCCTCGTCATACTGCGTCTTAAGAAATGGTAGGCGTTCTGCGCCCGTGGGGATTTTTCCAGCTACATAATAGGCCAAGCCAGCCGCCATACAAGGGATAAAGCGGAAAGGCACATCCATGATATTTACACCGCCACCCGCATCTTGAGTGCGGCGCAGACGCCAATATACAAATTGGTATTGTTGCGCATTGTCTGGCGTAGGCCAAACGGTGATCGCGGGAACTTGCTGCCAATATACGGCAGTGCCGGATACATGGCTCGCGGCAGTTGTATTTTGCTGGGCGCGGAAACAGTTATATAGGGTATTCCCTGAGATATAGCTGTAATTGATGATCTCGTTTTCGATCTTTACAAACCCAGCGGCTGGTAAACCAACTATGGAATCCAATGTGATTTGAGTGTCTGTGGCTGTAATTGCGCCACTTAGGGTTAACCCTGTCGGCGAAGTCTGTCCGTTATATCGTTGAATCCAAACCTGAATAGGTCTGGCTTGGGTAATTTTATTTGGGATTGTGGCGTACGTAGATACACTGATACGGGTGATCGTTAAATCAGCCTGTGTTGCTGCCACGTTAGCACCTGTACGGATCACATGCTCAAGCAAGTCAATCGTGTCATCAGGCAAGGCGTATGTGTTTTGCCCCTGCACAAAATCAATCGTACCCTGCTCAATAGTCCACAGGTTGATACCACGGTTTGCCCAATCAGCAAACATGATATTCAGACTACGTCTGGCTGTACGCAGGTCATAACCCGTGCGCAACTCACCACCGGCGCGTTCAAACGCCTCCTCAACCAATTCAGTTAGGTCAAGGTTAAATGATGAATTGCCGGAGGTTTGAGCCATGTCACTTCATTTTCTTTAGGGTTTGAGCCAAACGAGCACGCTGGCCCATTTTGCCCGGAGCTTTTGCAGCCGCAGCCAGCTTCTTAGCAGGGATAGGTTTATCACCTTTGACACCAAGAGACGCACGCAATGCGCCGGGCTTTTTGATTGCCTTTTGGATCCATTTCTCAGCCATTATATTTTCTCCGCTGTGGTATACGCCGTTAAAAGCGCATTTAATCTATCAATCTCTTTGTCGCGTTCTTCCAGTTTGCGCATCAAACTGTCATTCATATCAGCCCACATAATTATGTGTTCCATACGCTCTTTGTGGTCTCGACGCATCATCTCAAACATGCGCTCTGAAACTTCAATTTGCTTTTGTATGAAGGGGATCATCATCTAAACCCTGCTGTTTTCTTTGCTACTTTTGGTGGTTGTTTTACGAATTGCTTCCCGGCTTTTTTGCCAGCACGTTTTGCACGCGTTGTCGCAGCATACTCAGCAGGGCTGAGAGCTTTGATTGCAGATTCAGGAAGGTATCTTTCACCTGTGTCAGAAGAGCGTTTGCCACTTTTGGTTCTCCATTTCTGGGCAGTCCAATCTTTTAGGGATTGCTGCGGCGCTTTCAATCTTTATACCCCCCGCCAGCAGCCTTGTACTTCTTGGCTACCAACTGAGCTTTACGGGCTGACCACTGGCCTGCTTTGGTTCCCTGCGTTGCGGCTGCTTTGACTTGCGACACAATCTTCTTGCGCAATTCAGGCTTCGTGTAGTTGCCAGCAGCATTGACCCCGCCACCGTCGTCAAACCGTTTAGTGAATGTAATCCCACCACCGGTAATTTTTCCTTGGGAGCTACCTTGTTTGGGTTTGTACGCATTACCTTCAAGATACGCGCTTATGTCTGTATCTGCATCAAGTTTTTTTCTAAAGCCAGCTTTTCCGCCGACGATAGTGCCATATTTGTCTTTGCCGCCCATTGCCTCAATATACGGAATAACATCATTGGATGAACCACCACCACTTGAATTGTTGTACTCCGCGATCTTTTCTTGGGTTTGTTCTGCTAAGGTTTTTCCGCCTTCAGCCATCTTCTTTGGCTTTTTGCCTGCTTCTTTCATGGCTATAGCAGTGGCAGCTTGTTTTGCCAACCCACCCTTTTTGCGGCTTGTTAGTCTACCTCGCAAAGCTTCTTCACTGGCAATCTCTTGCGCATCGTTAGCCAGCCCAAGGCTTTCAGCCCTAGCTTTTGCGTTCTGAAGGTCGCTTGTCACCAACGAACTGTATTTACCTGCGGGGTTTCCAACTCGTTTAGGGCCGCTAGGGTTATCTGCACTATTTGCTGAAGCTGGGCCACTAGGGTTACGAACTGACCCACCCCCAGCGTACATGGCAACCTTGTTTGGGTCATCCTTACGGGTGATCTCTTTCTTCCCCGGCATCTTCTTAGGGTTGATCGCGCCCATGCCGCGAGAGGCCATCATTTCAATACATCCTGCACTTGGTTTTGCCTTTGGATGCAATTCCATCAGCACGTTTGGAAGCAGAAGATGCTGTAGAAGTCATGCCACCTTTGGCCATCTTCTTGGTTTTAATTGCGCCGCCTTTGGCTCTTGCGCCACCGGAAGAACGTAAAGCGTTCATACGAGCTTGTGCTGCTTCGCGTGAACGACGTTCTGCGGGGGTTTCAAAGTTACTGACGTAATCAGCCATACTTGAGCCAGCAGATTTTACTTTGTCGTATGCTGCTTGACGATTTGCTGCCGCCTGCTCTGGTGTAGGCACTCTACTGTCAGTACTTGTTTTTGTCGCCGTGCTTGGGGTAGAAACCGTAATACTTGGTGCTGAAGCAGACATACCTCTTGTGTACTTAGAGTAATCAGCTGTAGTGTCAGATTTTGACGCAGGAGCGCTTGACCCAGAAGCAGACATACCTCTTGTGTATTTAGAGTAGTCAACGTCAGCCGGTTTTGATTTGGGTTTTACAGACGGAGTTGACAATACGCCTTCGTTTCCAGCTTGGTCGTTTGGCGCTTCTCTTTTTGTAGTGATGGCTTTTAATACATCACTTTTTGTATCGTCATCAGCAGTTGAGGTACCAGAAGTCATACGGGTCTCTGTAGACTTATACCCAGCATCTTCAGACTGACGTCCTTTGTTTTCCTGCTCTGGTTTGTCTTTGTTACGCATGGCATAAGCCAGACCAGCGAGGCCAGCTAATGCTGCTAAATCTTTTGCTTTTGCCATGATTAACTCCTTTTAGCAGTAAGCTTTGCCGCCCTTTTTCATACCCAGTGGTTTAGAACCAGACATTTTGATTTGTGTACCCTTGGTTTTGCCTTTGGAAGCAATGCCATCTTTGCTGGGAGCTGCGGTCTTTACAGTACCCATCTTGGCTGAAGTGATACCACCCTTTGCCATTTTCTTCATTTGCATCTTGTCCATTGCCATGTCTTTTTTAGAGCCTTCTTTCACGCCCTTCATTTCAACATCTTTGCCGGACTTTTCAAAAGCCATCATTTTCTTGGTTGCCATAGCGCTTCCGCCTTTCTTGAATAGCTCCTGAGAGCCTTGGTTGGTTTTTGGGTTGTTGATTGTTTGCCGATCAGCACGGGTGCCCGTACCTTTACCAAACTTCATACCCTTACTGGCGGTACTGAAGTCTTGGGCCACTGACTGCGGAATACCCGCTTGCTTCGCAAACGCTGGGTTATGAGCCGCAGCATCCATGAATTTCTTTTGTTTAAGGCTGGTTGCTGGCATCTTTGTCTTCCTTTTTACGAAACAGCGTATAAAACTCTTTACCTGTAGCCATTTCGTAAATACGCATTACGCCAACCACCGCACCGATTAAACCGAATATGGGGGTAAGTAGATTCAAAAATGTACCGAGTGTCGTAAATACTGCCACAACGTCCAATACATTTTTTACGGTGTCTGTGTGCTCGGTCATACGAATCTACCCTTTGTTTTGCCTTTAGTGGCAATGCCATCCCCACGGCTAGAAGCTGATGAAGCTTTGGGTTTATTAGAAACCCTGCCACCTTTTTTCATACCCATGCCACCCATCATTTTTGGAGCGCCGGGGGCTACATTAGGGGGGCCAAACATAGCCATCGCAGCAGGAGAAATATTAGGCATTCCGGGGGGAGGAGGCATACCTTGTGGCATTTGCTCCAAAGTGCTTCCTGTTCCGGGTTTAGATTGGTTAAGCGCATTACCTAATGCATCACCGATATTTTGCGCCATTTGTGGGCTGGCAAGAGCCGATTTAATATCTTGCGCAACGGGCGCAGTCCCACCCGGATTAGGCATAACTGGACGACCCGGATTAGGGGATATGCCCCTGCCACCTTGAGGGGGCATTGCAGGACGACCTTGAGGGGGCATTGCATTCCCAATGCCGCTGTACCCTCCAAATGCCATCTTCTTTACTTTTGTCTTTGCCATTTAGACAAACCTGCCTTTCGTCTTACCTTTGGTGCAGCATCCATCAGCTTTGGATATATAGCCACCGTCAGCACAATTCCACGCTCTTAAAGACTTGTTAATCCTCGAATCTGGATCCCTTGCGGTTTCTGCGCTCGTTAATTTCGCTTTCATCCCTTTCATACGGGCGCAAAAAGAGTCTCGCCTGCTGCCGCCCTCTGGTTGAGGACGCTTCAACCCCGGTTTCCCGGGATTCGCAGCGTTGTAGGAAGCTCGACCTTTGGCGTTCAAGCCTCCGCTCGGATTCTTCCCTTCTTTGCGTGTCCATGCGGGGGACTTAGCCATAAAACACCATGACAGAAGCAATGGTGGTTACGTCAACATAAATGCCTGAATTAAACAGCAAGCCTTCGTGGGGAAGCAACATATAGTCTGGGCCTGTTGTGCCAGCAAACACGTTGACTGTTAAGCGCACAGTGCCACTCGCACCGCCGTCTCTAAACACTACTGTTCCAGCAGTGGAAGCGGTTGGGATGATACGAATGGACTTGATACGCGACCGTCCAATGGCATTGCCAGCTTGGTCGTTTAAAGTACCAGAGGTAGTGCGTATAGCACTGGCTAGGATGTCACCTTGCATAGCCATATTTGGCTCCTAATCAGGAATCGGCAAATGGTGTGGCAACAGTGCCTGTACCCAAAACTACACCGGTAACCATGTATTTCAATGCGGCAACAGCCACAATTTGAATCCAAGTACCAGCAACACCTCCGGTTGTACCGCCGTTGAAGTTGATGAAGTCATTGCTTGCTGCGGGGACAAAACCAACAGTTACGTTGGAAGAGTCGGTGTCGATAGACAAAACAGAGCCAACATACTTGTCAGTACCGTCAGTGCCAATCTTCAACGAGCTTGTAGAGATGGTGGTGGGAATCCAGAAGGTGTAGGTAACGCCTTCGTTGTTCAAGGTGTTGGGGTCTACGCCGGGGCCAGAAGAAGAGGGGTCAGTTGAACTGTTGATTGTGGGCAACGTGATGACAATGTTTGATGCCAATGAGCCGCCAACAGTAAGAATACGACCAGCGTAATCTTGAGGGTTCAGCGTAACGCTGGAGGTGATTGTCAGAACAGCGTTTTGACCTTGGGTATAGAAACCACCCAAAGAACGGACTGGGCCTGAGAAGGTAGTGCGTGCCATGTTTTTTCCTTACATGCAAGTTGAGGAACATCTGTCTGCATGTCGTCAGCCGGGACTGTCAGATGTTCCGAGATACCCCGGAATGAGTGCAATATACACCATCTGTGTAGAATGTCAACATGCCGTACAAAGACCCATCAAAAAAGAAAGAAAAACAGAAGGGGTATTCCAAAAAGCATTACACTAAAAACGCGGCCAAAATTAGAGCAGCTACCAAAAAAGTTAAAGATAACTTCAAGCAAAAATGGAAAGACTTTAAATCTACGTTATCTTGTCTTGAGTGTGGGATCAATCACCCGGCAGTTTTGGATTTTCACCACATAGATCCTGAAATGAAAAATGAAAGCGTCCATAGGCTCATAAATAGCGGCAGCTACAAAAAAGCACTGGAAGAAATACTACAGTGTGTGGTTTTATGCTCAAACTGCCATAGGGTTTATCACCATAACGAGCGTAAAAAAGAAAAAGAAATGGGGGCCGAAGCCCCCACTTAATCACTCTTGTACAGTTTCTTGTACAACTTCTTCTACTTCCTCTTCGACATACTCGACCCAGTCATCAGACTCTTCGTCGTACACATACCAAACATCAGCCTCTTCATCGTACCAATACCAGACATCAGCTTCTTCATCATAGACGTAGTTTTCATCTTCGTCTTCATCAAACTCAATACCAGCATCGTCAAATTGGTTGAGAAGAAACTCATCGGTGACGTCGTAGTCAGCAGCCCAGCCGTAATCTTTTTGGAATTCAATAAATTCTTGGATGATTCGTGCCTTCTCAAAATCAAAGGTTTCGATGGTCACTTTTTCGCCGTCAACCCAATCCCAATCGCCAATTTCAATCTCAAGCTTGTACATAAAAACTCCTTTAAATTTCGTGCAGCACCATGCCGCAAAACAATCCTACGGAACCTCTATGACGTTTGCAAGGCTAATAAAAAAGGGCCCCTTTTGAGGGCCCCCTTCTGGTTATTTAAAACCAAATTATCAGGACGAACCTGAAGAACCCCACATGCCAAGGGGATCAGACCAGCCGAAGCTATAACGCTCACGGGCCTTGTAACGGACGTTGCCGGTGTCAAAGTCGCCGTCCATGCTGTTTGCCAAAGGCATACGCACGAAGTGCTTCATACCGTTAGGTACGTCTGTAGTCAGGAACCAAGCGTTGGTGTCTGTCAAGAAGTGGTTGACAGTGTAGCCTTCGGGGATTGCGCCCATTTGCTTGATGGCGTTGATGTCGTTATCAGCAGTAGACACGCGGAGTTCGGTGTCCAACAAGCGTTTAGCGACGAACATCAAGTTCGGGGGAACAATCATCTTTTTGGGCTTGGCGGCGATCAACAAACCACGCTCGTCTGTCCAAGCAGCGATCTGAATAACGGCGGCTTCCAAAGAAGTCTCGTTCAGGTCAACTTGGGTAGAAGGAGTGTTGCTGTTGGTACCACCAGAGATCAAGGGGTGAGCAGTGCTGAACAAAGCAACGCCGTCGCCACCGGGGTAGCTGGTGCTAAAGCCGTTGTTCAAAACCGCAGCAGCCTTAACCTGCTTGGTGTAAGCCATAGCACGGGCCAAAGACTTGGTGTAACGACCAGACAAGCTGTCGTACAAGTTATCTTCAATCGCTTCTTCAGTGATTGAGAAACCCAAGGCAATGGTTTCGTGGTTATAGCGGGTTGTCCATGCCTCTTGTGCATTGTCATAACGAATGGCAGAACCCTCGTTTTTGACTGGTGCAGCAGAGAAGCCAGACAGCTTGGTTTCTTCTTCAAAAGAACGCTCAGAGGTCTCAGTTTCGTAGATCTCTTTGTGCTCTTCGCCGTAGCGAGCGTACTC